TACACTATTCAGATATTGAGAAGTGGTGCTGTTGTTGCCGAGCAGACTGGTAATCTTGGAACAGCTACAGAAACTATAGTGTATTTTCAAAGTATCAATGCAACCGTAAAAACAGGCTCTCCACATACATTCAGGGTCATAACAAGTGATTCTTTTCAATTTACACCAGAAATTGTATTTACTGTTAGTGGATTTTCAAATAGCGGCAGTGAAACTTGGGTTACAAGTCCATCCGTTCAAAACGTAGTATCTACAATAATAATCACAGACCAGATTCCTAAAATGAAAGTTATTGACTTTGTATCTGGAATACTAAAAATGTTCAATCTAACCGTTTATTATATTGATAATGAGAATGATTCTGATTATGGTAAAATTAGAATGATACCTCTTGACGATTTCTATGATGATAACCCAAAGATATTTGACATAACTAAATATGTAGATTCTTCAGAACACGATATTGAATCTACTGTTCCTTTTACTGAAATTGATTTCGAGTACGAAAAACCTAAAACCCTATTGATGAAACAGCACGAACAGGTGTTTAATCATATATTCGGAGATGAGGAGTTTAAATTAGACACTGTAGATAGGGGTAAACCATATAAGATTAAAGTTCCGTTTGAACACTTCAAATATGAAAGACTGCTTGATGAAGCTGATGGAGATGAGACTGATATACAGTGGGGTTATTCTGCTGGAGACAACTTTAAACCAGACGCAGATGCTGAGCCGCAACCTACAGCTAATTACGAGTCAGTTTTAACAAAGCCATTGTTGTTCTATGGTATAAGAATAACTGGATTGACTACTGGAAATGGTATAAATTTTTATGGAGCAACTCACGAAGAGTTAGGTAGTTATTTCAAACCATCAAATACAAATGAGAATGGCACATCTTCAACCGCACCAGCGTTTACACTAAATTTTGATAATGAGGTTGACGAGTGGAATCTTACAGATTACGGCGGAGATACAAACTCACTATTTAAGAAGTTTTATCAAACATACATAGAAGATGCCTTCAATGCAAAGAAACGCATATTTAAGCTAACAGCACATTTACCCAATAGTGTGTTACTTAATTATAAGCTAAACGATAGATTTCAGATTGGCGACAAAGTATTTACAATAAACTCAATAGACACCAACCTAAAAACAGGAGAGTCTAAATTAGAACTACTGAACGTATTATGATAAAAGATATTATAGATTTATTGCAGCTTTCTGATTGGTATGGCGTATCTCATAACGTAGATATCGCCAAAGGATTATATAAAGCACCAAGAAACTGGGAAGACACAAAAGAAATTTTAACAAGAGTCAGAAAATCAAAATCATACAGAAATGGCTGAACAGAAGATAATAATATCCATACAGGTAAATAGCAGTGAAGCTGCAAAAACAAATAAGACTTTAAAGGTAACAAAAGATAATTTTGAGAAACTAACTAAAGCTGAAAAGGAAGCCATTGTAGCTGACAAGCAGTTATCTTTAGCAGCCAAACAACTTGACAAAGATTTAACGAATCAGGCAGCAGCAGCAAATGAAGCGGCAGCAGCAACAGATAATATGAGAGCCACATCTGGCTTGAATAATGCAATCATAATGGAAACCAGTAGACTTGCCTCTGATGCAAGTTTTGGTTTTACTGCGATTGCAAACAACTTGTCTCAGTTAGTAAACTTAGTTCAGTCTAATGTAAAAGCCACTGGCTCTTTTAAAAGCGCTATAGCTGGATTATTTACAGCACAAGCAGCATTTTTGGTTGGAATTCAGTTACTCATTACTTATGGTGATGACTTATACAAGATGTTTCTGAAGAACTCATCAGCAGCAATAGATTTATTTAAAGTGTTTAAAGATGCTGGAGCAGAAGTTTCATCTACTTCTGGAAAGTTTGAGACATATATAAGGACACTTCAGGATTCTAATAAATCACAAGAGGAGCAGAGAAAAGCTGTTAATGGATTGAATAAAGAATTTCCAAATTATATAGCACAATTAGAAAGAGCTGATTTAACATTAGAGGATGTAGCTAATAAAACTGAAGAAGCTACTAAACAGAATGATTTATATAGGGAATCCTTAAAGAAGTTAGCTTTAGCAAGAGCTGCGCAAAATAAGATAGAAGAGGAGTCGGCAGCTATAATACAAGCCAATATAGATTTTGAAGATGAACTAAGGAAACTTGAAGCTGCTGGAGCGGAAGATGCGGATGGTGTACCAGGTTTTTCTATGAAAGATGCAGAGCTTTCTATTAAAGCATATCAAGATGCGTTTGACCAGATAAGTAAAATGAATTTAACTACCCAAGAAAAAGATGATGAGTTAATAAAAAGAAAAAGAGAAAATCGTCAAATTGCTTCAGGAGAATACCTGTCTTCTCTTTATGATGAATTGCAAGAAGAAACTAAGATTAGAGACGAAAATATACAGAGGCTTGTCAAATACACTATAATAGAAACAGATACTGAAGAATCAGGTCAAGGTAAAAGAGAAAGGATATTTAAAAGAGGCATCCTGAATCTTGATAAACTTGAAGAGAGTTACAGACAAAAGGCTATAGATAAGCAGATGAAAACTGCTGATGAAATAATTAACATCGAAGAAAAAAACGCTAAGGCAGAGCTTAAAATAAGATTAGACGTATTTAAGGAGAAACAAGCTCAGAGGTTTAAAGATTTTATGAAATCTAAGGCTACTGATGAAGAAAAGAAACAAGCTCAGATTGATTACGATAAATCCTTAGAAGACGCTCAAATGGAGCACGATGAGGTTATGATTCAGCTCGAAGAATCCTTTGAGACAAAAAGAACTCAGCTTCAAAGAAAGAGATTCAACGATGATGAAATAGAGCG